AACATACATTTTCAGCGTCAACGGCGAAGACAAAACCGTTTTTCAGATGACCGAAGCCGAGCGACTTCAGTGGTGCGCTGAGGCACTTGCCGATTGGGAGTCAACGGATGATGAGGGGCGACCCCGCAAATCCGACCGTGACCGAGATTGGGAGAACATCTACTATTCGGGCTACGGTGACAGGGTGGGGCTAGACCCATTCGCCTACGACAGCCAAGGCAACGACACTGGGTTGCGGATGAGTGATTTCATCTGAACGACTTGAAACAGGGACACCGTTGGGATACAATCAAACCGTGGAAAGGAGACCACCAATGACAATCACCCATCAACGGCAGGGGCATTTGTACGAGGCAACTCGTCATCTTCCTCTCAAGGAAGTAACCGCCCTCGTCCGCAAGGAGGCTCGTGAAACGGTCGCCAAGTGGAACGCCCAAAATCCGACTATCGGAGAAGTCAAAATCTCTGTGAGGATGTCCCATCACTATGCTATTGACGCAGACCTCAAGGTTGACGGGCTTGTCCACACACTCCACAAGGAGTTTGGGGAGATTGCCTACGCCCAACGGTTGCGTGAACGGGTGGAGGACATTGAATCGCTCGGCGAACGGTTCGTGCCTCTCGTGAAACTGTACGAGTTGCGGGATGCGATTGAAGAAATCCGTGCCAAGTACAACTACAACGATTCTGACCCGATGACCGATTACTTCTCGGTTCGCTACTACGGCTCAACGACCATTCGCAACAAGTTCGGGGGGTACGCATGACATTCCCTACCGTGGCTGAGTTTGATGCGTATGAAACTGGGATGATGACCGACGACGAGGTTGTTGAGTTCTTTCAACGGCTCGTGGATTTCGGGGTCATCTGGCAACTTCAGGGGCATTACATACGGACGCTTCGTTCGTTGGTGCAAGCGGAGATGGTAAATCTTCCCGCAAAGCGTTGAACCCCACAACTGACCCGATACAATGAATAACCAACAAAAGGAGAAATGACATGGCTACAGCAAAACAGCAACGCAGTATCATCGCCGAACGGCTACGGGATTTCCGTACCGAATCGGGATACACGCAGGAGAAACTTGCCAAAAAAGCAGGTGTGGACCGCAAGACAGTGAACCGCATTGAGAACGCTTTGTTCTCGCCGACCGTGGACACCCTCTACCGTTTGTGCAAGGTGCTGGAAATCACCCCGTCTAAGTTCTTGGATGGTTTGCGTTGACCGAAGTTTTTGACCAAAGCGAGTGGTCACCGTTGACACTTCCTGTGGACAGGTTGGTGATGGATGACGACTTGAAACGGTTGCCGCCACTGTTCTTCACCGAGGATGACGACATTGAAAACTTGTTGCTCATCTTCAAGTTCGTGGCGGTTCACAATCCCCGCCTTGAGGTTTATGTCTATGAGCATGACAAGGGAATCTTCTCGGCGATGGTTGTTGACCGTGGCGTCAAAGTGTTGGCGTTCTCGTTGACTTCGTTGCATCTAAGTGCAGTGGAGCAGGGGAGACGGTTTGAGTTGGTGGACAGGTTCAAGCCTCGTTCCATCGGTGAACTGTTCAATGAAGCGGAAATAAGCGGACTGACGGTTCGGGCTGAAGACAACCTTGAACTTTCAGATGATTTGTTCGGAGAGTTTTTTCCTTCGGACAATCCTTAGGGCTGGGCTAAAGCACCCAACAGTCAAAACCATTGGTTGTTGGGTGCTACCTTGCCCGCATGTCTTTGCATGACTCACCTCTAGTTGGTGCCGCTGTGGCACTCAACGAAATGTTCCTGACGCTATGCGTTTCAGGTTTCACGGAAGAACAGGCTTTGCGCCTGATTGCTTTTCTGATTGAGGACATGCAGTTCTCATCACCCGAGCAACCCCAGTAGACCGCTTCTCTACTGGGATTTATCATAGACTTCCCCGATTATGGCGAGTAAAGACGATTTCATTGAACTTGGCTCCTCGGGTCTTGGTAAAACCTCGGGCTTCGTTATTGACGAGTTCATTGCAGAACTTCGTGGAATCCGTGGTGCCCGTGTCTACCGAGAAATGTCGGACAACGACCCCGTTGTTGGGGCGATGGTTTATGCGATTGAAAAACTGATTCTTGCTATCAAGTGGGAGGTCGCACCATACCAAGATGGCGACCAGCCAGTCAAAAAGAAAGACCAAAAGAACGCCGACTTCCTTGAGGAGTGCATGTACGACATGAGCGAATCATGGTCGGCGATGGTTTCGCAGATTCTTTCGTTCCTCGTCTACGGGTACGCCTTCTGTGAGATTGTGTACAAGAAGCGTGTGTCTCCTGATTCCAAGAACGGCGAGAAGCGTTCCAAGTACACGGACGGCAAAATCGGTTGGCGCAAGATTGCTTTGCGTGGTCAGGAAACTTTGTGGGATTGGGTGTTTGATGCGAATGGTGGTGTGCGGGCGTTTCAACAGCAAGACCCTTACGCCGATAAAGGTTTGGTGACGATTCCTATTGAGAAGGGTTTGTTGTTCCGCACTGCCAATCCTCGCAACAATCCTGAGGGTCGCAGTATTCTTCGTAACGCTTACCGTCCGTGGAAGTTCAAGAAGACGATTGAGGAGATTGAAGCGGTTGGTATTGAGCGTGATTTGGCTGGTTTGCCTGTTGCTTATGTTCCGCCGTCAATGCTGTCTTCGGCGGCGACAACTGCCGAGGTGAGTGCCCGTAATGCGATGCAGGATTTGATTCGTCGCATCAAACGAAACGAGAACGAGGGTGTGTTGTTTCCGTTGGCTTACGACGAGCAAGGCAGGGAACTGTACAAGTTGACGCTTCTGAACTCTGGAGGCACACGCCAGTTCAACACGGATGCGGTGGTTCAACGGTATGACCAGCGGATAGCGATGACGGTGCTGGCTGACTTCATTCTTTTGGGGCACGACAAGGTTGGTTCGTTCAGTTTGGGTGCATCCAAGATTGACTTGTTCACTTCGGCGATTCAACAGATTGCCGACACGATTGCCGATACTTTCAACGACCATGCCATTCCTCGTTTGTTCAAGTTGAACGGTTTGGACACGACTCGTTTGCCTGAAATCAAGGCTGGTGAAATCACCCATGTTGACCTTGGTGTGTTGGGTGACTTTGTTTCTAAGATGACTGCCGCTGGGGCTATGCAACCCGATACGGCGATGGACAACTATCTGCGTGGTTTGGCGAATCTGCCTCCTCGTTCTGAGGAAGAGGGTGGGATGATGGCTCCTCAGGGGATGGACCCGTTGATGGGTGGACAACAGCCAGCGGGGGCACCGCCAGCGGGGGCACCGCCCGCACCCCCAGCGGGCGCACCCGCAGGCGCACCGCCCGCTGATGCGACTGCTTCTTCTCCGAACTTCTTTGAGATGGCGGTTCAGCAGGAACAACAAAAGGGAGGCTGAAATGCCTACCCACGGTCACGACATTGACTTTGAGGCGGTAACGAAGGCGGAGATTCTTGACCCTGTATTGGCTCAGGAGATTCAGGCGTTAGCCAATCTGTACGATACGGCGTTTCGTGGGCTTGCCGCCGCCGCAGAGCGGGCTAGGAACGCCATGATTGCCGCTGGAAGGACATCTACAGCCGATTTGAGGGGCTTTCAGGAGGTCTTTGCGGCGGAGGTGCAGAGAACCCTCGGAGCGTCGCTCTCGGATGTTTCTGAGGGCACTCGTGCCCAGTTGTTGAGGGATGTTGAGCGTTCTATCAGAGAGTTGCCTCAAGGAATCAGTGTGACGATGCGATTTGACCGCACTGACCCAAGGGCTATTCAGTGGGCTTCTACTCGTGCTGGAACTTTGATTCGCCAGATTCAGTCGGAGACATTGACGGCTGTTAGGCGGATTGTTGCTGAGGCTTTGACTGAGGGTTCTGGGGTTTTTGCGGCGGCTCGTCAACTGTCTCGGGTGGTCGGGTTGCATGACCGTTGGCAGACCGCTGTTGACAACTTTTATGAAAGCGAGGTTGAACGGTTGGCTGAGTTGTTTCCTGAACTGGGTGCCGACGAGTTGGCTCAAAGGGCGCAGGTGTCGGCTGAGTCGTATCGGGAACGGTTGATTGCTTCTAGGGCTGAGACGATTGCTCGGACGGAGATTATTGCCGCTCAGAATACGGGGCAGTTGGTGTCTTGGTTGCAGGCGGCTGACCAAGGGTTGTTGGACTTGAATCGTGCTCAGAAGGAGTGGGTGGTCGGTCCTGATGGTTGGGCGGGGATTGCGGTATGCGAAATCTGTTTGGAGTTGGGTGGGGAAACGGTGCCTGTGCTCGGGGTGTTTTCTAATGGTGAGGCGTATCCGCCTGCTCATCCAAACTGTCGTTGCAACATGAATCTGATTGTGGAGTTGGAGGACTGAGATGCCTTGGTCTTTGATGCGACGAGATGGGGATGTTTTGGTTGTTCGGGATAGGGATAACAAGGTTGTTGGGAGACATAAGAATCGGGCGAAGGCGTTGCGCCATTTGAGGGCGTTGTATTCGCTTGAGAAAGCCTCGTTTGGTGGTGACAGGTCGGCGGCTGGGCGGTACGCCGCAGAGCAAAGGTGGAAGGGGCATGTGAAGCGGGAGGGTGCTGGTAGTCCGCCGTCTGGTGGGGCAGGCGACTTCATGCGATTGGTCAGCGGCACGCCACAGACCTACACGGTCAAGGGTGTGATTCAGGTTCATGGGTTCGGCATTGAAGGTGATGGTTCGTACTACGACGATTTGGTCAAAGCCGACCCGACTGAGGAGAGCAACTCAAATGGCGTGTGGCAGACGACCGTTGGAGAGTTTCGGCGTATGG